GTTGGTTCCTCGTTCTCCAACTCCTACTTCCACACCCCCGAGTCCGCGTAAAATTCAAATGCGGCAAAAGTCACCTACACCTGCCCCAAACGTCAAGAAGGAGGCCTTGCTTGGCAAGGTCCTCAATACGGGACGGTTCAACCCGAATGTAGTTCGTATTGTGGCAATCCGAGAGGATGGCAAGTTCACCAAGGATGTGCAAGGAATTCAAACAGAGTCTGTTGTGATTACTGTGAAGCACGCTGGATGGACCGACGTTCGCAAGGACACTTATTCGGGGATTCGGGCAGACGGCAAGGTGGAGTTGAAGGTCGACCAAGTGAACAACAAAGTCGACATTATGACACTTATGCCCCCGAAGCAGGTACCTGCTTTGCCCAAGTGGCCCATGAGAGCGGCTGTCGCTGGCGAAGAAGTACAGCTTCTTACACGTAACGAGAAAGGTGAGGTCATTGGCCAGCCTGGCCGTATCATCAATCATGAAGAGCATGACTGTGCTACGCCAAATGAAGGCGGGTTTTCGGGTGCTCCAATTGTTGCCAACTCAGATGGAAAGCTGGTTGGTATGCATATTGGTGCGATGGACGGGAAGTCTACCAATGCTTATCTTCCTGTCGGCATAATCGATTCGATTGTGAACGACTCAAAAAACAAGGGTTCCCCCTCTGGCAAGTAGATTTACTTCAGCCAGAATGGTGGGGGCTCGATGAGGAAGACCTTTTCGAACCTGGTCCGGTACGTGTCTCCCGCACTGCTGCGGCAGTTATAGGAGATAAATTTTTGCCTTTGTGGAATGTTAGACGTAATCGCTTCATACCAAAAACAAGGCTTGTGAGGGATCCTGAGTGGGATATTAGTGCTTCAACCTTCGGGTGGGAATACCCGTCGGATTGGGGAGTAGCTGAGTATACGTCATTTGGTGAATACAAAAGCTTAGCGAAATACTATACCCTGCAAAGGCATGCTCCGACGAATCATGCTTGGTCATTTTCGTATGACTTCATGAATGAGTTGTGGGCCCCTCAAATTGCAAACTCGCGAGTAGCCACACACGAAGAGTGTGTTTGGTCTATGGACGGCACTAAATCTGCCGGACCTCCGTTTTATGACCACAAGAATACTTATTCCTGGCTCGAGGAATACGGCCCCTATTTGGCGGCTAGTTTTCTGGACCCGGATAACTCCTGGTTGAATTTATGGAGTTGCAAAGTGAAAGAAGAGTTGCGTCCTACCGAGAAATTGGAACAAGGGAAGGTTCGAACTTTCACAGCTAGCAATAAGGCGTATCAATATACGTTTAACCGTCTTTTTAATTACCAGCAAAAGCAAATAATTCAGGGATGTGGCGTTGAGGCTGGACACACCGTTGGTTTGTCAAAGTATGCTGCTCACTGGACGGAGCTGGGGAACTATTTGAACGCTTTTCCCAACATTTTCGATTACGATGTTGCCACGTGTGATGGAGAAATCCAGAATTACGAGAAGGACGAATATCTAGAGAACAAATGGGAAAATTTGCGCCGCGAAGATCGCTCGGATCACAACCGAAAAGTTTTTCTGAAAGTAAAACTGACGGAGCTTTTTTCTTTTGTGGTTGATGCATTTGGAACGGTTTGGCTAATTTTGTGTGGAACTAAGTCGGGCTCGCCGGACACGGCAATAAGCACCACGTGGATAATAAAGCGTCGGTTTGTTTATAGTTACTTCCTAATTATGGGGTTTAACAAACCAGGACTTTACCGCGAAGGCTGTAGGTCGTTTACAGAGAATGTACGACACTTAGGCCAGGGTGATGATGGCGTGTTCAGTGTGTCTGATGCTGTTGTCGAGAAGTTTAACTACACCACAGTGAAAGCTGTTTGGGAGTCACACGGATGGCACTTGGAGACATTGTCGCCTATGCCGCGTGATTTAGACTCGGTGGTTTTTCTGAGCAATTGGTTTCGACCATTCAAGAATTGGTGGATACCTGTGCCAGCTACTAATAAAGGCATGGCAAGCATGGCTCACACACGAAAGAAGTCACCTGCGATGGCGTTAGTTCGAGCGTTTGCTTTGTATCAGGAATGTTATTACTCTGATCCAATTCGTGAACGCTTGGCTTTACACATTGCACGTTTGAGACACAAATATGGAGAGGCGCTGAAGAATGAAGAGGACTGGCAGATCGCTATGACTGCTTTGAAGTCTGATTCTACAATAGAGCGCTTATATTTGGATCCTGCTTCCATTGAGGAGCTCGATACTGACTTACTTTCAAGCTTGAACTAAAAGTCCCTATTTGGGCAAACACACCCGGTACGTTTAAATGTACAGCCGAGGTTGTGTTTATTCACAACGAGCGCTACGGCGCACGTTCCGTCTGCCGAACTTCGTCGGTTCCTTGACTTGATTCATGGACAAGCCGCAGCTCAAGAAGGGGCCCAAAAAACCCCAACTGGAGAAGAAACCGCGAAACCTGAACAAGGGGGGCATCTCTGCCGAGGAGCTCGAGCGGCGCTTGAAGCAGCGCGAGAATGCCCTTATGCGAAGATTTGCCTCTGCCAGCTCACAGCAGCTTGTGCCGGCTCTTCGCAGTGCAAAGACGACATTGCGCGGAGCCAAGGAGCTTCTGGAGGCGCTGATCGATCCGGGCAGTGCCAAGCCGTTTCGGCTGCCGGGGGGCGGGCGTCCGACATTTGTGAACAAGCTTCACTATGTGCAGGCCCTGCAGGTTGCGCCGGCCAGTGCAGCGGGTTTGTTGACCCCAAACTCGGGGTTTGCAGTGGTTCGCCGGGACCCGCGTTGCGCTCTGATTTACTCGTTTTACCAGCCGGTGTCGGCGACGAGCATCTACGAGCTGCAGAAAGCGGACAGCTCAGTGGCTCTCCCAGCGTCGGGGAGCAACGGGTACCTCATCTTCACGGTGGCAGGGTACCTCGGGGGCGTCCAGACGCACGGGCAGTATATGGTCGCCTGGGTGTTTGAGGATGGGCTTTCGCGCGCTTGGTTTCAAAACGAGGCGGCGAATACTTCGTCGGTCACCGTGAGCGCGTTGACACCTTCGGTGTCTTACCAGCTCACTGTGAACTTCCTCTTTCAGGGGACTCAGACGACGGTGGTCATTACTGCCACCACTGATGGCAGTGGAAACGGTGTTTTCCAGCTGCCAGCGACGAATTACGTCGGTTATGCGGCTTTCCGCATTGCGACGAATGCGGCGCCAACGACATACTTGTCGATTCCCAACCTCACGATGAATGACAATTCGTCGATGAAGGTTGCGCACTTGGCGCTGCCGCAGTTCTGGACGAACTACCAGGACATTGACAGTCTGCGCGTCAACGCTGCAAGCTTGATGCTCAGCGACCGCACGTCGGAGCAGTACTCGCAAGGAGACTGTGTCGCTTATCAAGCGGCAGGGAACGACGAGTGGGCGAAAATGCTTGGAGCCACGTCGCCGACGAGCTTTGGGCTTGACCCGTACACACCTGTGACTGTGTTCCAGGACATGTACGAGGGCCGCTTCCAGAAGGGCAGGTACATCCCGCTGAAGTTTACGGACGATCAGCGGGAGTTGGACCTCATCCCTCTTGCGGAGGCGGGAAATGCTTGGGACATCCCTCCCATCAGTTTTCAAAATCAAAGGGATTATCTTTATGTTTCATTCA